ATGAAATGAGGTAAATGAGAAGAATGGCAGAGGAATTAAGAGAAGTGGTAGGTTGGCTTGCATTGTTCGGGGTTCCCGGAGTTTTCACGATGGTAGTGTTCCTTTTTAAAACCGTCATGAAAGCTATCAACAACATTGAAATACTACAAAAGGCACAAAAAGCGCAGATGAGGAGTCAGCTCCTGAATCAGTACGACTCCTATATGGCACAAGGTTATATTGAACCTATCTACCTTGACGATTGGATAAATCAGTATAACGCTTATCATTCTTTAGTAGGTGCGAATGCGGTCCTCGATGCAAGGAAAGAGGATCTGATTCATTTACCTAACCATAAACCCGCAGTTTGAAAAAGAAAGAGAGGTATACTATAATGTTTATTACACTTCCCAATAAGCTCTACGATGTACTTCGCTGGGTGGCGATGTTATTCCTTCCGGCACTTGCTATTCTTGTGCAGACGATCTTCCGGATATGGGGACTCCCTTACGGGAATGAGATAACCGCTTCAATCGTTGCGGTGAATGCTTTTCTGTCGGCGATCCTGGGAATAAGCAGCATAAGTTATCAGAAAAACAAGAAGAACGAAAAATAATTTTTTGTCACGTGACAAGGCAAAAAATAAAAAAAGCCCGAAATATCGGGTTTATAGAAAGCTGATGACGGGAATCGGACTTGTTATCGGTTAAAAGTTAAAAAACATTGAATTATCAACAAACCCCGTAGTTATCAATGCTACGGGGTGTTTTTTTATCGGATTTTTATTCAATTAAATTCACATAATTAAGGGCAATTTACAATATTTTTTGTCACGTGACAAATCTTTGAGAGTTATAAAAGCCCCTCAATGTTTGTTGACATACTCCGCTTCGCTTCCTCGAGATCCATTGCGTGTTTGTAGACTGTATCGAGAATTTGAGTGGTCTTCCAGCCACCGGCTTCTTGAATCTGTTTGTCAGAATATCCGAGCTTGTGCATATAGCTGGCGAAGAAGTGCCGCATCTTGTGGAGTGAGAAGTGCGGTATTCCGAGAGCATTTTGAGCATCTATGAGGTGTTTATAGATTTGTCCCGGAAAGCCATTGAAGACATATCCCTGCTGCCGGATCTTGCTTGCAATGTAGTCGGGGATAACTATGCTCCGAGTGGAGTCAGTCGTCTTTGTGGGCTTAATAACCCATTCTTTGTTTTCATTTTGGACTTTTGCTTTATTGATAATAAGTCGGTTGTCTTCCGTCAGATCGTCAATCGTGAGGGCAAGGATCTCGGATCTCCGTAGGCTCATAGCAGAGAGAAGAATCGGGATCTCATACGGGGAGTCTTTGACGTATGCGAAAATCTTGTGTACTTCTTCTTCGGTTGGAATATATGGCGTCTTCTTTTCCTTTTGCGGTAAGGTTACTTTTCCAGGAGCGATGCCGTAGAACTTCAGAACGGACACAATGAAGCCGTACTGATTGGAGACAGTCTTCGGGGAGTGCTTAAGGGAGAACTCATTTACTTCTGTTTGCAACATTGCCGTTGTTATCATGTTTATAGGAGTCGCTGATAACTTCTCTGATATGGCTCTTATTTGCCCCGTATAGCCCCGAATTGATGAAGGCGATAAAATATTCGATTTAGACTCAATGTAAGCCTTGCAAGCGGTTTTAAGTGGCATAGACGGAGATACGCGAACTTCCTTCATCTTCTCCGCAAGAAGAAGGTGCGCTTCTCGGTCTTTTGGCTTATGATCTACCGTCACGGAGTATGTTTTTCCTTTTACTGTCTCCCGGATGCGGTAGGAGCCGGAAGGTAAGAGTGTTATGTTCATTTTTGTTCCCTCTTCATATTTGACAGTTTCTTTGAGTAAGCAAGTAATCGGGCCGGAGTCTTAACGTCGGTCAATCCGATAAGGTAATCAAGACTCACGTTGAAATATTCCGCAATATACCGGGCAGAATTAAGATCAGGATCATTGACTCCGTTTTCCCACCTTGATACCCTTCCCTTGTCAAAGCTCACAAGATACCTCTGATTGATATCCTCAACAAACATATCCATTGTAAGACCAGCTTCGAGCCTTAATTCTTTTATAATTTTTCCACAGCCTGTTTTTTCTTTATTCATAACGTTATCCTCCTCCTGTTTCTCATTATATCATAAACATATTATTTTGTGATTAAAAAATATTAAAAAAGGGTTGACATATAACAACCGATGGTATATATTGTATTCAGTTGTTAAAAAACAACAAGATAACGGAAGGAGGTTTTGAATGGATAACAGGAAGTTCAAAGGGTGGCTTGTTGAGCATAACATTAAGCAAGGGGACCTTGCGAAGCTGCTCGATATTACTGTTGAGAATGTAAATGCTAAAGTGAACGGCAGACAGGACTTCACATTGGCGCAGATCAAGACAATATGCTCAACTTATTCAATCAGCGCAGATGAATTTTTTTTCTGAAAGAGTTGTGATAACACAACAGAAGGGAGCGTATGAGACCAACATCGGACACCATCGGACTAAAGATGCGACACTTCAACGATTTTATCCGGTGGAGCATCAAACAGAGGGGAGAGACGCAGGAAGGTCTTGCCGATTACCTGGGAGTGAACCGAAGCACAATCAGCTATCGGCTTAACGGAAAAGTTGAATGGACCTTAAAAGACGCATTCAAAGCGTGTGAGTATTTCGAGACTACATTGGAGGAGGTGACGAAATGAAGCTATACAGTAGGAAACTTGAAGTGCTTAAGCAAGAAGAACCGGTATTCTTTCGGGGCGACAACAGCGAAGAGGATTATCTTAACTCGGCCCTTTGGCTCTTGTGTGATAAGTTGTTCGGATATAGATTCTCGCCGCTGATAAGCGTAGACGAAATCCCAAGAGATTCTATCGAATATGCACTTAAGGCTTACGACGAAGGATATGACGTAATACTTGCTGACGGAAAACTTCTCGGTTTCAGAAATGGAATGCCCTCATAGTGTTGGAGCACTACAAGGGCGGTTTGGAAAGGATCTAATTAGTATGAACAAATTATTTAACACAACTATTATATCAAAATTCCCCGAAAAAGACAAGGAAATAAGGACTAAATGGTGGTATTGGCTGCCGGTTGGAGCTTCGTTCTTGGTTTGCCTTATCGGAATTGCCGTTCTCAGCTATATAGTCGCCGGTATTCCCGACAGGTTGGAGTATTACGCAGAACCTACGGAGCTGAAAGCCGAGCCGATCAGACAGATTGTCGAGGTCATTCCAGTAGAGATCGAGGTCATTGAAGAAGATCCCGAACCGATACCGGAGCCGACGGTACACATGACAGACGACGACATTATTGCGGCGGTGGTTATGTCCGAAGCCGGAAACCAAGACCTTCTTGGAAAAACAGCCGTTGCGGCAACCGTCCTTAATCGGGCAGATTACTTCGACATAACGATAGAACAAGTCGTAAATGCTGAAAACGCATACAGTTATCCCTATTACGGTGTAATAACAGCGGAGTGTTATAGAGCCGTAGAGATTGCAAGAGAGAATCGAGATCTGTTTCCGGCAACAATGATGTACTTCCGGAACTCACACTATCACGATTTCGGGATTCCGTATGAGCAAATCGGGGATCACTTCTTTTCATTGATAGAAAGCGAGGGTTAAAAATGACACTTTATGACATTAAGGGCGAATACTTGAGACTGTATGAGCTTGCAACAGACGAAGAAGATCCGCAGGCATTCCTTGACACATTGGAGAGCTTAAACGCAGACCTTGCGGAAAAGTCGGCGGGTTATGTTTCCGTAATCAAGCAGCTCGATATGGAATCGGACGAATGCGACAAGGTGATTGAAGCCTTTAAGCGTAAGAAGGAAGTCCGTCAGAACAACATCAAACGTATGAAAGAAGCTCTGCTCGGTGCTATGGATACGGCAGGCTTAACGGAGATCCAGGCAGGCAATTACACACTTAAGATTGCAAAGAACGGCGGCAAGGCTCCGCTTGAGATCCCCGACGAGTCACTTGTTCCGGAGCGATTTATGAAGATCAAGTACGAGCCGGACAAAGAACTGATCCGTAAGACAATCGAAGATGGTACAGACCTTCCTTTTGCGGAAATCAAGGAACGGGGCAGACATTTAACTATCAAATAGGAGGAAAAAATTATGGGTTTACCGGTATTAGTTTTAGGCGAGAGCGGATCGGGTAAGACGTTCTCAATCAAGAATTTTGATACGGAAGAGGTCGGGATCTTCGCCGTTGAAAAGTCAAGACTTCCGTTCCGTAAGGAATTTAAGGTAGCAAAGAATGCTACTTACGAAACGATCATGAATTGCTTTAAGGGCGATGTTCAGCTCAAGAAGTATGTAATTGACGATTCGCAATATCTGTTAGTAAACGAAATGTTCGACAAGGCGAAGGATGCGGGGTACGGAAAGTTCACAGATATAGCCGTACACTTCCGTAATCTCATTCACTACATAAATCATCAGCTCCCGGACGATGTAATTGTTTACTTCTTGCATCATTCCGAGACGGATTCCAATACTGGGAAGATCAAGGCAAAGACCGTAGGCAAGATGCTTGACAATCAGCTCACAGTTGAAGGGTGCTTTTCAATCGTTCTCCTGGCATCTGCGGAAGGTACGGAACACTTCTTTATTACGCAGTCTGACGGCTATACGACCGCCAAGAGTCCCGAAGGAATGTTTGATATCCGTATTCCGAACGATCTTAAGGCCGTTGATGTTGCTATCCGTGATTATTACGGGATCAAAGAGGGTGAAAAATAATGGAGCAAATCAGCATTAAAAGCGATTATGACAGATATTTTTATTATCTTAATTCCGAGGTATGGGCTTCGAAACGTAACGAAGCCCTTATCCGAGATAATTTTGAATGCTCAATTTGTCATTCTCCGTATAATTTAGAGGTTCATCACTTAAAGTATCCTGATGTTTTAGGAACCGAGTCTATAAGTGATCTTATGACATTATGTAGAGATTGCCATAAAAAGTTAGAGGATTGGAAAAAAGGACACCGTATAAGCAGACGAATAGCTTACTGGGAAGCTCCGCAAGTATCTGTTTATAATTCCGAACCAACTAATCTTCCGGAAAGTAAAGATTTTCCCCACCTTTTTATAAAGGTACCAAGTAAGGAACAAGGAAATTCTTTTTGGGGATCTGTTTTATTCGGTTTCGAACCTGACTCGTCCGAGACTGATGATCGCTATAAGGTAACTATATTTGTTGATTCCCCAGACGGAAAATACATCTCTACCAGAGATTTTACTAAAAAAGAAATGAACTATATAAAAGAGTTCGCAGAAGAATTTAACTATGAAACTGTATTAAAGGAGGATTAAAAAAATGAAACAGTTTAACGGTTTTAGTGCTGCTCAGGAAGCAGCAAAGAGGACGGCGGGCGAAAGACTCCCGATCGGAGCGTATGTTTGCCAGGTTAAGAACGTCCAGTATGTCACAGGAGAGAAGGGCTATTCCGACAGAATCGACATTCTCTTCGACATTACGGAAGGTGAGCATAAGGATTTCTTTAAGAAACAGTATGACTCAAATACTTCTGAAGATAAGAAGTGGAAGGGCCGTAAGTCTATCTATGTTCCGAAAGACGACGGATCAGAGAAGGACGAGTGGACGAAGAACGCTTTCGCAAAATGGATCAACGGATTCGAGGATTCTAACAACGGTTACAAGTGGGACTGGAAGGAAGAAAAGTGGAAGGGCCTTTATGTCGGGATTGTATTCGGCGAGACCGGTACCAGAATCGAAGGCAAAGATATTCTCTACACCGAGCCGAGATTCGCTTGTGATGTTAAAAAGGTTCGTGACGGATCTTACCCTAAAGCAAAGTTTGTTTCAAAGAACGGCTATGGCGACAATAACTCCGCTTCCTCTTCGTCAGACGGATTTATGAGCATTCCGCAGGGTGCAGAAGAGGAGATCCCGTTTAACTGATGGAAGGCTTCGAGGTTCAAAATTGCCTTGATTCGTTTCGGATTCTTGTCGATACTGCGGAACAGCCGACAGAAGAATATCAAAGAAGATGCGATTCTTTCGGCTGCCCGTATGTACGGCAGAATTTAGATTACGGCGATTATACCTATGATTTTATACTTCCGTCCGGTCAATGGCTCCATGAAGGGGCGAGCCGTGTTCGTGGCGATTCCGTCATAGAACGCAAAATGTCACTTCGGGAGCTTTCCGGGAATCTTTGTCAGAACTGGGAGCGGTTTTGCCGAGAGTTTGACCGAGCTTCCGAACATAACGCTTCTATCTATTTATTGGTAGAAGATGCTTCCTGGGTGAAGATTATTACCGGCAAATACGGAACAAAATTCAATAGCAAAGCATATCTTCATAGGTTACTAAAGCTCATGGGAAAGTATCAGATCAAGCCGATCTTTATACAAAAAGAGCTTTCAGGGCAAATGATTTACGAGATTCTTTACAGAGAAGCGAAGCGGAGATTGGAAAACGGAGAATATGGATAAAGGGTGGATAAAGCTATATAGACAAATACAAGATAATATGTTGTGGACTGATTCCGAGTCATTCGATAGAAGATCCGCCTGGATAGATTTAATTCTTATGGCTAACGTACAAAACAAAGATATCATGTATAGAGGTCAGACCATAAAGATTAAAAGGGGACAAGTTTATACAAGCGTGAGAAAGTTAGCCGATCGGTGGCATTGGAGCCGTGATAAAGTCAATCGATTCATAAAAACGCTCATAAAAGCGCACATGGTTGAACACGATACCCGCACACAAAGTGCGACACTTCTAACCATTGTAAAATATGGCGATTATCAGAATCGAACGGACGCTAACAAGTCCACTAATAAGTCCACAGACAAGGACACAGACAAGGACACAGACGAGTCACTACTAAAGAATATAAAGAATGATAAAGAAATAAAAGAAAGCGCTGCGCAGACTCTTGACGAGTCGCTTGCGCTCCAAGAAGAAAAACCACCTGTACCGGGAGCTGTTAAATTACCTGGTGGCGGTTGGAATTATTCGCCGGACATAGACTGGGGGGATGATGATTGAGTTTTTATGAGTTTAAAACAGAAGATGCAGAACGGTTTGCTCAAAATCATGGCCCCGTTACTCGATTCGGGAAAGAAATGCGGTTTCGGTATTGCCCGTACTGTCACGGGGGAGCGCATAAAGATAAAGGGACCTTTGCTATCAATCTGGAGACGGGAGCCTTCAATTGTCAGCGGAGTAGCTGCGGAGCTAAAGGCAATATGGTTACACTGTCAAAAGATTTCGATGATTTTGAGATTTCAAGGGAAGTAACCAGTTATTACAACATAAACAACTATAACGGCAGATTCCGAACCTTTAAAGATGCTCATAGGGTTACGGAATCAAAAGACGAAGCGATTGAATACTTGAAAAGCAGAGGAATTTCGGAAGCTGTCTGCCGTAAATATGAAATCACGATAAAAGAAAAAGGAATCCTGATCTTTCCGTTTAAGGATGAAAACGGAGTTCTTAAGTTTATCAAGTACCGGAATACAAATCCCGCAGAAGGTCAAAGCAAAGAATGGTGCGAAAAGAACTGTATGCCGATTTTATTCGGAATGAATCATTGTATGAGCTTCGACAGGTTAGTTGTAACAGAAGGACAGATAGACTCACTCTCACTTACAGAAGCCGGAATAGAGAATGCGGTTTCGGTGCCGATTGGCAAAAATGGCTTCTCTTGGGTTCCTTATTGTTGGGATTGGCTTAAGCAATTCAAACAGATCGTTGTGTTTGGAGATTGCGAGAACGGAACCGTAACACTCGCAGAAGAGTTTCAGAAACGATTTCCGAAGATAACCAGGACGGTCAGAGTAGAAGATTATCAAGGTTATAAAGATGCGAATGACATTTTACGGAATCTCGGAAAGCAAGCCTTGATAGATGCGATTGAGAATGCGGAAGCTGCTCCAATAAAGCATATTAAGGAAATGGCAGACATAGAAGCGATTGATATAGAGAATCTTCCGGCTATCAGTACCGGGACAAAAGAACTAAACGACATTCTTTCGGGAGGGTTTCATTTCGGAGATTTTGTTATTCTGACCGGGCGAAGGGGCGAAGGAAAATCAACAATGGGTTCGCAGCTTGTCGTAGAAGCATTGTCAAAAGGCCACAATTGCATGATTTATTCAGGCGAAATGCGAGACATAGCGGTTAAGAACTGGATAGATCGGCAAATTACCGGACTGGCTAAACCTTATAACTCTCTTTTGGCTATGTGTGAGGATTGGTATAGAGGGCGGCTATTTATCTATGACGACAACGTGATCGACGAGAACGAAACAGACGATCTTATATCGACGATAGAGGATGCCATTATTCAAAAGAATGTAAGATTTTTCCTGATAGATAATCTTATGACGGCTATGGAGTCAGCGGCAAGCACTAACGAAGCGTTATATCGTCAGCAATCGGAGTTTTCGGGTAAACTTGCAAAATTGGCCCGAAAGTTTGAAGTAGTGATCCTGTTGGTGTGCCATCCTCGAAAGAGTTCCGGAGTTCTTGAGAATGATGATGTTTCGGGATCGGCAGATATAACCAACAAGGCCAGTATAGTAATGACTTATTCAAGAGTGATTATGGACGGAAGAGAAATAGATCCGGCGGTCCGTAATCTGTCAATAACCAAGAACAGGCTTACCGGAAAGCTCGGAACAATCAAAATGTTTTACTCGGAGAATAGTAAGCGGGTTGTAGAGCTAAAAAGCAAAGACATTCCGAGAATGTACCTACAAACAAACCTTAAAGATTCTGATGACATGGAAGAAATTCCGTTTTAGGAGGGAATATGGAGAAGAAAAAACTATATCAGCTTATAATCACGGGTTGGGAACTTGCAAAATTCTATTTTTCAAGAGATTACAAAACTCCCGAAGAATATGACGAGTTTGTTAACCTGGGAAACGACCTTTTGAAAAAGACCGCAGCAGAATACGGAACAGTCGGTAAGGAATACAACTTTATGCGGCGAATGATTGTAGCGGTGAACGAATATTGCGACCAGGAATGGAGAGAATCACATCAAGGAACACAAACAAGCCTATTTTAGAAGGGAGACAATATGGAAAAAATCAGAGCAATTATCAAACGACCTGACGAAAAGTACGGTCATGTAACAAATATCAGCCCTACGCTTGAAAACTTACAGAGAACAGTCGGCGGGTATATCGAGCCGGTATCGTTTGACGGATGGGTTATCCTTTGCAACGAAAACGGAAAGAACGAAGGACTCCCTTACAACATGAGACTCGGAAACGTGGATGTTCTTGTCGGAACTATCGTTGTACTCGGTACCGAAGGCGAAGAGTTTACGG